GTTTGTTTATTGTGATGGACAAGTATTATCACCTACAGATTTTGGAGAGTTTGATCAGGATAGTCCAACAATATGGAAACCTAAAGATGTTTCAGGATTAACTTTTGGAAATGCGGGAACTTATTGTGATTTTCAAGATAGTGGAAATTTAGGTGATGATGAAAGCGGAAATACAAATGATTTAACAGAAAATAATATAGTTGCAGCAGATCAAGCAACGGACACCCCTACGAATAACTTTTGTACTATGAATCCTTTAGATTATACTCCAACAACATTTGCAGAAGGAAATTTAAAATTAAATTTTTCTCAATCACCAAACGTTTTTGGAATCACCACAGGAACTTTGTTTATGGGTTCTGGAAAATATTATTTTGAAGCAAAAATTACTTCTCCCGATAGTAGTACAGGAATACAAGTGGGGGTTATTCAAGTAGAACCTTATCTTTCAAGACTAACTGCACCTGGAGTTGATCTATCTCTATTTTTTGGATTAGGTGCAAGATTTATTACAACTGGTGGAGTTCATAAAGTTTTAAATGGTACTGACAGTTCTATATCAGATTCATGGTCAAATGATGATATAATAAGGATTGCTTATGATGGAAGTGCAGGAAAAATTTATATGTGGACAGGAACATCAGAACTTACTGGTCAAGATATTTCAGCTGGTACTTCTTTTAATAATGGAACTTTAACATCAGGCACAATGGTTTTACCTTATACAAGTTTTGGAGATGGTGGAAGTGGAACTAAAACAGCACAAGTTGAATGGAATTTTGGTGGTTGTCCAGCATTTAGCATTTCATCAGGCAATTCAGATGCTAATGGATATGGCAATTTTGAATATAGCGTCCCTTCGGGGTACTACAGTTTATGTACTAAAAACCTAGCGGAGTTTGGATAATGGCTTATACAACAATAGATAATCCTGAACTTCATTTTCAATGTAAAACATATACAGGAACAGGAAGCAGTCAATCTATTACTTTAGATGGCGATGAAAATATGCAACCTGATATGGTTTGGACAAAAAAAAGAAGTGGAGCTGATTTCAATGCAATTAATGATGCTAGTAGAGGCCATTCAAAAATACTTTTCTCAGATACAACAGGTGCCGAAGATACTTCTGCTAATTGTTTAACATCTTTTAATAGCGATGGTTTTACAGTTGGAACTAATAGTGGTTTTAATGGTAGTTCATTAACTTATGTCGCTTGGTGTTGGAAAATGGGAACAACATCAGGAATAACAACCAATGGCTCAACAACAATTACACCATCTTCTTATTCCTTTAATAGTACTGCTGGAGTTTCAATTTCACAGTACACAGGAAATGGAACGGCTGGTGCAAAACTAGCCCATGGAATCGGTGGAGAGCCAAATATGTTTTGGGTAAAACAGATTAATGGTGGAAATCCATGGGTTGTTTATTTTAAATCATTAGGAAATACTAAAGTTATGTATTTAAATACAAATGGTGCTTCAGCAACAAGGTCAAATGCTTGGAATGATACATCTCCTGATAGTGTAAACATAACTCTTGGTCAAGGTGGTGGAGACATTAACTATGATAGCTCAAGAAATTATTTGTGTTTTGCTATGAGAAATATCGTTGGGTTTTCACGTTCAGGTTCCTACAAAGGAAATGGAAATGCTGATGGTACGTTTGTTTATACAGGATTTAAACCTGCTTTTGTACTTTTTAAAAGAGCAGATGGAACAGAAAGCTGGATGATACAAGATAATCGCAGACCAGGTTATAATCCTCAAGGTGGTAATCTTTTTGCAAATACAAATGGTACAGAAAGCACAGATGCTAGATTTGATTTTGTGTCAAATGGATTTAAAGCAAGAAGTGGTAATCAAAATACAGATGGTTCCTTACACGTTTATATCGCTTTCGCAGAATCACCATTTGTTAATTCAAACGGAGTACCCAATAATGCAAGATAAAATTAATTAAGGAGAATAAATGGCGTATATAGGAAAACAACCAATAGTAGGAAACTTTCAAGTTTGTGATGCTATATCCGTAGTAAACGGACAAGCAGCATACACTATGCAAGTAGCATCTACAAATGTAAATCCAGAATCAGCTAATCATATGTTGGTTAGTTTAAATGGTGTATTACAAAAACCAGGATCTTCATTTACAATATCAGGAAGTACGATTACCTTTGCATCGAATCTAGCAACAGGGGATGTTATAGATTTTATAATTTTACTTGGTGATGTTTTAAATATAGGCACACCCTCAGATGATGCTGTTAAAACAGCTAGTCTTCAAGCTAATGCAGTTACAGGTGCTAAATTAAATACAGATGTTATATCAGCTCAAACTGCTCTAACCTCTGCACCTGCTGATACTGATGAGTTTTTAGTTAGTGACGCAGGAACTATAAAAAGAATAGATTACTCACTTATTAAAGGTGGTGGACAATGGGAACATTTATTAACTTCAACAGCAAGTACTTCATCATCTATTGCGTTTTCAAGTACATATATAACAACAACCTATTTAGATTATATGATTGTTTGTTCAGGAATAAAAACGTCTGATAATGGTGCGACTGCTGCGATTCACATGAGTACAGATAATGGTTCAAGTTATTTAAGTGCTTATCGTGAGACAAGAATGGGATACAAAAGCTCTGATGCGACCGCAAATGCTGGTAATCAGTCAGCTAGTGCAATTTATATACAAGGTGGTGCGGCAACTGGACAATCAGCAGGACAAGGTTTTGATAGTGTTATCACAATTTTTGACCCCCTTAAACAAAGCGGCACTACTGATAAAAGAACTGTACTGAATGCCTTTTCAATTCATCACGATACTTCCGCTAATCTTACTACTACTAATGTAGCTGGAGCAACTAAGGTAAATACAGCAGTTAATAATATTAAATTTAGTTTTGATACAGGAACTATTGCATCAGGCAAAGTTTCTTTATATGGAAGAAAAATAAGTTAGGAGTAAAAAATGTCTGTTAATTTTGCTAACAACAATTCACTATCAGCAATCACAGCTTTACCAGCTTCGATATCAGGTGGTTCTTTAAATTTAATATCTACACAGACAGCTAGTTCTAGTTCAGCAGTATCTTTTACGAGTGGCATAGATTCAACTTACAAAGAATACATATTTAAATTTATTAATTGTCACCCATCTGCTAATTCTTATTTTGCTTTTAATATGTCCGCAGATGGTGGTAGTAATTATAATGTCACTAAAACATCTAGTTTTTTTTATGCACTACATAAAGAAGATGATAGTACAGCACAAGTTGATTATGATACTGGTCAAGATCTAGCACAAGGAACAGGAACACTACCTATTTCTTCATATTCTGGAACAGGAAATGATGAAAGTGTTTCTGGTTATTTACATTTATTTGATCCAAGTAATACAACATTTGTAAAACATTTTATTGCAAGAACACCTGGGGTAACAAATAATCCTGCTGCTATGGATAATTACATTGGAGGTTATGCAAATACGACTTCTGCTATTAATGCAGTTCAATTTAGTTTTACATCAGGCAACATAGATAGTGGAGTTATAAAATTATATGGCGTTAGTTAAATATAATAATAATTCAATTTCAAGTGTAA